ATTGAAGAATGTGCTTCTTTTCCAAATGGAGATCATGATGACCTAGTCGACAGTACCACTCAAGCTGTGTTAAGATATCGAGAAGGTAATTTTATAAGTGCTCAACATGATTACGCAGAAGAGCCTCAACCAAGATTACCAATGGAGTATCAGTATTATGGGTAGAGGAACTTGTTGGAAAGGTTTTGAACAAAAGGGCATGAAGAAAAAAGGAAATAGACTTGTACCTAATTGTGTAAAAGTCGGAAAGAGATCAAAGAAAAAATGAGCGGAAAAAAAATAAAAAAAGAATTAGAGAAACTACCTCAATATACAATACTAGAGCCTATCGGCACCGTGGGTAAATATAATGTAAATGTAGGTGTTGGATTTGACTCGTCTACAGAAAATAAAAAACCAGAAGCAATTATAGGAGCAAGTCGTAGTGACAGTAATGATACAAGCTATCTGTATGGCAATGTTGGTCAAAAAGGAATTAATCAAGTTGGTATTGGTAAAAATTTTAATAACAATCAAGGAGACATCAGTGCAGGTATTTCAAAGCAAGGATTTGGTATTAGAGGAACGTTAAAGTTTCAAGCTGGTGGTAAAGTTGATAAAAAAACAAAACCTAAAAAAAAATTAAAAGATCCTTATTTAGAACGTAATGAATTTAAACCAGGATTTTATGATCAGCCTAGTAGACCTCCAGTTACACCTAGTACGTACTATGGAACAGCGAGTGGTAAAACAAGTTTTGAATCACCAATTGTAGATCCAGATACTTCAATGATGCAAAGTACCAATTTAAAAGATGGTGGTATGACTAACCCAAAATCTTTTGAAAGAAAATCTTTAGAAAAAAAAGGTTACAATGACATGATGAAGAACATGAAAGATAAAGAAGTAAATGAATTGTATGATAGTGTTATGGGTACGTTTACAAAAAGATTTTCTGAAGGTGGAATAGTTAAAGGTAATGGTAAAGTATTAAAGGATAGAATTAAAAAAACCAAGTATTACTAAAATGGCTGTTCAAGATTTTAAAGATCCTGACACAACCGTCAATGAGTTTTCTAATAACTTAAGTGCTGAAGAATTAGCAAAGAGTAGACAACAACTTTTATCTGGCATATCGTCATTAGGCTACGATCTCGCGCCCGTGACTGGTGAGTTTAGATCCTTACAATACGCACAAGATGAATCAAGGAATCTTGTATCTAATGTTTTATCTGAGAATCCTGATAAATTAAAAATGGTTGCTCAAGGTTTAGGAGTGGGGCTAGGTATACTAGGAGCAATTCCAATCGTGGGCTATGGAACACGGATCACGAACCGTGGTCTACAAAAACTGTATGAAACTTTCGGTCCAGGATCCAAGACTGATGAAGTCGTTAAATCTTCTTCACCAACCGATACTACTGTTACGACAAGTCCTGCTTCTAATCAAGTTAGCGCTACAGTGCATGAAGGTTTGTTGGAAAGAAATGCTGTATTCAGAGCATTCGTGAATAATTTACCAGAATACAGACAAACAACCTTTGCTGAAAATATAAGAGAGTTTGAAAATTTAAGTAATGAACAAAGAGCATTACTTAATGAAACACAACTCAGAGAAGGACTAGAACCAATAAAATTAAAAGTAGAGAAAGAAGCGCAAAAAGAATATTTACAAGTTCAAAAAGAAAAAGAAAAACAAATTTTAAAATACGAATTAGCTGTTACAAAACCAAATAAAGGCACAGCAATGACCACGGTCAACGAACCATTTACCTTTGGTCAAGGCACATTAAAAAATTTAGGACAAAAACAAAAACATGTTAGAGAGTTTATCGGATCTGAAACTTATGATGTAATTGCAAAATCAGGAATGGAACGTGCAACTCCAGATCAATGGATAGGATTTTTAAGAAACGCAAGGCAAAAGGGAGTTAAACCTGAAGAATTAGCAGATGCAGGATTATTAAGTTTTAATAATAAAGGTGAACCTATTAGTGGTGAATTATTTCAAATAGCCAGAACAAGTCCAAAAGCAATTCTTACAAAACAAGAACTATTAGCATCTATTGAAACAAATCCAGCTTTTAATATGAAAGTAAAAGATTATGAGTCTCCTGTAAAATTAGATGAATTAATTGATATAAGACAAAGCCAACAACCCTTAGTAGCGGATGTGGAAAAAATTTTACTAGAAAAAGCTTTTAATACAAATCCAGCTAATAGAGAAATTTTTCAAAAAATAAGAACTGATTTAGATGACGCTGAGTTTTTGCTTGATACAATGGCAGGACAATTAAGAGGAGTTAAAACTGAAACATTCTCAAAGTTAATAAATTCATTTGATCAACTTCTACTGGACTTACCACAAAACCAAGCATTAACTGTTCGATCTTTGAAAGAATATTATCAAAAAATTAATGCATTAAATAATAATGCGATTAAAATTGAAAAACTAGTTCCAAGTCCAAGACACTCCAGTAAACCAATAGGAGGAAGTGACTATAGAGAAAAAGTAATTTATTATGATAATCCAATCCCTGAAAACTCAAGTTCAAAAAGAGTTTACAATACACATTTTCCTGATCCTAATCCTGTTGCGTTTACTCGATATGATGTACGTGGTGTAGACTCATACGGAGATACTTTTTTCTTGTTTGAATTACAATCAGATCCACATCAAAACATAAGTAAAGGTTTTAAAAGAGTAAATGATGAAGCTAGGGATTTAATAGAAAAAAACCAACCTGTTGGTTTAACCTCTGATAAGATGGTAAGAAATAATCCTTTTGCTAATAAAATTATTACACAAATTTCAAAAAGAGAAAAACAAGAAATAATTGATAAAATGAAAAAATATACTGATGCTGCTTCGATTAAACCATTGAATGATGTTGAAATGAAAGATCTAACTAATTTAAGACAACAACTAATTACAAAAGATTTTAAAGCTCCCGAACCTAGTATACAACAGAAAATGGATAAATATTACGGAGGGGATAGAGTTTTTAGACCTGATGTTAAATCTTATGATTATTTTCCTATGGGTAGAGAAGAAACCTGGGTTAGATTAGGTTTAAAAAGTATGGTTAACTCTGCACAGAGAGAAGGCAAACGTTATGTAGCGCTTGCTCCAGCAGAATTTTTTCAACTAAGTCAAAACAATAAATTTAAAATAGAACAGTTTTATGGTTTAGGATCTGGAGATCTTATGCCTTACTTTTCAAAAAATCCTAAGGTCGCAAATGATAAAATTGTTTTTAAAGGGGGACCTGAAGCCATAGGTAGATACAGAGAAAATACTGCAATTAAAAAAGGAGCTGATAGACAAGGAGATGAATTTTATCCTGGTAAATTATCAGGCACAGCTGTATTACCAAAAGCTGCTCAAGATTTAGTAAAAGAAATGGGAGGTAATTTAGCTGTAAAAAAAGTGTTTTTAACCGACCCTACAAAACCTTATAAAGTATTAAGCTCGAGTCGCGAAGGAGGAAAAATGAGACCTGCCAGAGCTTTTAAAAGCAAGTTATACAGAGATAATTATTCTAAAAAATACGGTGGTAAAGATTATGATGTCATAGATGAGAATGATCCTATCAATTATGTTGAAAGTATAGTAATAGATACACAAGGCATGAAAAAAACGCCAAGCAAAGGATATAAACTAGGAGGATTGGTAGAAGTCAAGAGAGAGTTCTTCGCACCATTAATTTAATGTTTGATAAATTTATAACGGATTATATTAAAAAAGGAACTAGTGCTGAGGCAACTATTCAAGATCAATTAAATCAAGCACAAGAAACTAGTCAGGGTTTAGAGGGTCAAAAGAAAAAATATGGTGTAGGTTTAAAATCAGGTGGTATAGTCTCTAAAGGTCAAAAATTAGCAAGAATAAAATTAACAAAAATATTTTAAAATGGCAGAAGAAGATATTCAAATTGAAGAAACCGTTGGCACGGCTCCTGAAGCAGTAACCACGGTTATTGATGAAGAAGATAATCTTATCGCTGGTGAGCCCTTACCCGAAGAAGGAGAGCAAGAAAATTTTTACGCAAACCTTGCAGAGAAAATAGATGAACAAGAATTAAAAAAAATAGGTGCTCAGTTAGTTACAGAAGTTAATTATGATAGAACATCAAGAGAAGATTGGGTTCAAGGTTATGTAAAAGGTTTAGATCTTTTAGGGTTTAAGTATCAATCTCTGACAAGACCATTTATTGGAGCATCAGGAGTAACACATCCACTTCTTGCAGAATCAGTTACACAGTTTCAAGCGCAAGCAATTAAAGAATTATTACCAAGCTCAGGTCCTGTAAGAACAGAGGTGATTGGAGCAGAGACAGAAGAAAAAATACAACAAGCTCAAAGAGTCAAAGATTTTATGAACTACATGCTGATGGATAAAATGGAAGAATATACTCCAGACTTTGATCAAATGTTATTTTATCTACCATTAGCAGGATCAGCTTTTAAAAAAGTGTATTACGATGAATTAATGCAAAGAGCAGTTTCTAAATTTATACCAGCAGAAGATTTAGTAGTTCCTTATAATGCAACAGATCTTCAAGATGCTCAACGTATTACACAAGTAGTTAAAATGAATTTGAATGAATTAAAAAAAATGCAAATCACGGGAATGTATTTAGATATTGATTTACCAAAACCTTATTATTCTCAAAGCGACGCAAAAGATAAGGTTAATGAATTAGAAGGTATATCACCAACTCCTGAAACAGCCGAAGATATGTACAATTTAATTGAAGTACATACTTTTTTAGATTTACCAGGTTATGAAGAAGAAGGTAATATTAAAGTTCCTTACATTGTAACAATTGACGAAGATTCACAACAAGTATTATCTATTTATAGAAATTATAATCCAGATGATCCAATTAAAAAAAGAAAAAATTATTTTGTTCACTTTAAATTTTTACCAGGTTTAGGTTTTTACGGTTTTGGTTTAATTCATATGATAGGTGGTTTATCCAGAACTGCTACCTCAGCCTTAAGACAATTACTTGATGCAGGAACATTATCAAATTTACCTGCTGGATTTAAATCTAGAGGAATGAGAATAAGAGATGATTCTGAACCATTACAACCAGGTGAATTTAGAGATGTAGATGCTCCTGGTGGAAACATTAAGGATCAGTTTCAATTACTTCCGTTTAAAGAACCAAGTGCAACATTATTTAATTTATTAAATTATTGCGTTGAGTCTGGAAAAAGATTTGCTTCAATTGCTGATATGCAAGTTGGAGATATGAGCCAACAAGCACCTGTTGGTACAACTATGGCATTATTAGAACGTGGATCAAAAGTGATGTCCGCGATTCATAAACGATGTTACTATGCAATGAAACAAGAATTTAAAATTCTTGCACAAGTGTTTGCAGATTATTTACCACCAGAATATCCTTACGATGTGTACGGCGGTGAGAGAACAATTAAAGCTCAAGACTTTGATAAAAAAGTAGATGTTATACCGGTAGCAGATCCTGATATATTTTCTATGACACAACGTATTCAAGTTGCTCAAGCTGAACTACAATTAGCACAAACAAATCCACAAATGCATAATATTCATGAAGCATACAGGCGCATGTACGAGGCACTTGGAGTTAAAAATATTAATGGAATTTTAAAACCACCACCAGAGCCACCACGACCATTAGACCCAGCGATTGAAAATACAGGAGCATTACAAATGGTTTTACCTAAAGCATTTCCTCAACAAGATCATGATGCACACATTGCAACACATATGGCATTCATGATGAGCAGAATGGTGCAGATTAATCCTCAAGTGTATGCATTATTACAAGGTCATTTAATGGAACATGTAAGTTTGAAAATTAAACAACAAGTTTTAGCTGACTTTCAAAATGATCCAGCTATGCTACAACTTCAACAAAGTGATGAAGATGCCTTTGCAATTGAATTTGACAGTGAAGTAGCGAAGAGACAAGCAAAAATGACACAAGAACTAGCTCAAATGGAGACACAATTTGATGCTCAAAAGGGACAAGATCCATTAATTGGTTTAAAACAACGTGAATTAGACTTAAAAGCTATGGATATACAAAGAAAAGCAGTCGAAGAGGCTAAAAAAATGAATTTTGAACGTAATAAGTTTAGTGCTCAGCAGACTTTACAAGAGGACAAACTTAATTTAAATGAAGAACTAGGGAAAAAGAGAATAAATTTAGCAGAAGCTAAATTAAAACAAGATTTAAAAAAACCTACGCAGAAAAAGGAGTAAAAAATGCCAAAAAAAAGTTTTCCAGATTTAACAGGTGACGGTAAAGTTACTATGAAAGATATTTTAAAAGGTAGAGGTGTCATTAAGAAAAAAGGTGGAATGATGAAAAAAGCTGACGGTGGTTCTGTGGAAAGATTTACTTCATCTGATGTAAAAAAAGCAAAAGACGCAGTTAATCAAGGCGGTTCTTCTGAAAGATTTACTTCATCTGATATAAAAAAAGCAAAAAAAGCAATTAAAGGAATGCAAGACGGAGGATTAATCCGAATGCATAAACAAATGGCAATGAGCACAAAAAAATTCACATGATGAACGGAGCTAAAAAAGGTCAGAAACCTAAAAAACCAATTAAACAAAAACCAGTTAAAGCATTAACGGGTTTAGAAATTGCATTAATCGGTGGAGCAGCAGGTTTAGCTG